ACTACGTTGGTGAACTGCCTGAAGGGTGGGAAGCATTTGAAGTAACTCCAAGTACACCCTATCGAGTATTCGCATGATTACCCTTATCCGTCCCGTTCTTATGTCGTTCCTGAATAGCGACAAAGTGAAGCGTCTTATCGTTGACATGCTCCGTAAACTTGCTGAGCAATCTGATAACACTGTTGACGACCAAGCTGTTGACTTTATTGAACGTGGTCTCTTTGGCGGCTGATGGACTTGGGAGCACCACCGGTACTGCCGGTTCTAAGGCTCCCTGAGCCGCCTTTACTACCCCGTCCGGTACTGGAGGTACCACGAGCTACTTTACCCGCCTACAAACCGCTTGTAGTGCCTCCTAGCGACCTTCGTGCACCTCCTGGTGTCAAGGGTACGACAGAATCGGACAAAAAGAAGGAGGAAAAGCCGAAACCTAAACCTAAACCGGTTACTCCACCACCGCCTTCACAAGTTCGTTACGTTGACGTACCGGGTACAGATATTACTGTACCTTTACCGAGTAACGAGATCCTAGCTACGGCTACAACGACAGCTACTGTCTCAGTTGCAGCCACCCTTACAGCTACTGCAGTATTTAAACGGACAGTTAGCGTCCTTAAACCTATTATTAAGAAACTGCTAACTAAGAAAAATGCACAGGACAAAGAGCTTCCTGAATGAGTTTTTTAGTGAAATTGTTAAGGCACTTGTGCTCATCTGGAGTGCTGGTGTCCTAACAGCTTCTTACATGGGAATGCTGCAGAAAATGGATCCCACGTTTGTGGCATCTTTGCTGAGCGGCACTCTCGCTTCATACGGTATTAGCCGGATGGACACCAAGAAAACTTCGGAGCCACCTAAATGAAGAAACTACTTCTATTGCTGTTGTTGGCTTCCCCTGCAGCAGCTCAAACTGTTACCCCACAGTTTACCCAGGGGTCAATGCAATCCACTACTACCACCACCCAAACCATCACTGAGACCATTGCAACTGAGGTGTATGGTGGTGCATACTCATCATGGTCTGGAACAAATGTAACCCCAAGCGGGGATATTACCGACTCCTCAACTACTTGGTCGGTGACCACAGCTGGCGAACAGTTTCAACTGGAGACTGTGACCCGAGCAGCAGGTGTTGTCGAAACTATCGACGTAACTCGGGACATCGACACTTCCTCTACTACTACCTCGCTCTCTGTCTTCTCGCAGTAACCCCGGTTAAAGCAGAAGAACCAACAGTTAGCAACAACGCTAATCCAGTTGCAGCAGCTACGGGTAACGTAACAAATCAAGCTGTACAATTCCAGAACAACGGTGCCCCTAGTAGACAACAGTTTACTGGGGGTAATTCTTGTAACGGTGCAACGATGACGTTCTCCCCGTTTTACATGGGTAACGATACGTTGCCTCAAGGCTACACCCGTAATAATAACTACGGAGCACAGCTCAACTTCTCCGTTCCTTTGGATGGGGGAATGACTGAGCGGTGTAAAGCTATTGCTAAGCGTCACGAAGAAAAGATGCGTCTTGATTACGAGATAGTACGGGCGTTGAAATGTGCAGAGTTGATGAAGTCTGGGTTTACCTTTAGACCCGGCAGTCGTGTAGAAGTGCTGTGTCACGACATTGTACCAATTGTATCCCTTAAAAATTAATGTCTTATCAAATTGTTGACACCTTTACTGGACTGGTGTTGAGTTCTTATGACACTCAAGCTCAAGCTGAAAAAGCTGAGTCACGCTTGGTCCATGAACCCGGTGAACAACGCTACCAAATTGTAGCACCACCCAAGCCTAAAAAGGTAAGTAAAAAGAAAGCCGTTAAAGAAGATGGCAAAGAAGAAAGCAACTGAAGACCAGTTTAACGAGCTACACAATCTCGTTACTACTGAGTTCCTTCAACGTATTAAATCTGGTGAAGCTACCACGCAAGACCTTAAGGCTGCGTGTGACTGGCTAGCCAAGAATGACATTAGTGGTGTTGCCCTTGAGGGTAACCAACTAGACAAACTGGCAAGTGTCTTGCCTACTATTGATCCAGAACTAGTACAGCGGAGATTGTATGGCCCGAAAGTCTAGCTACAGCGGTCCAAAGTACGCTAACGGTAACTACAAATCATACCAGAAAAAGTATGATGGTAGTAAACTACAAATTCAAAAACGTGCAGCTCTTAATAAAGAGAATCGTAAACGTGGCACCTACGGTAATGGCGACGGTAAAGATGTCGCCCACACCAAAGGTGGTAAAACACGTCTTATGATTCAAAGTAAAAACCGTGCAGCTAATGGTCACGGTAAACGCTCACGTTATGCATGACACCGCTACTCCCCAGTCCTGATCACTACCTGCAAAATCTAATAACCATGACTAGCCCTGAAGCGAAACGTCTATGGCGCCGTGCCATTAAGGAACACTTCAACTGTCAATGTGTCTATTGTGGAGAAACTTATGAACTACATGAACTTACTCTTGATCACGTTGTACCTCGTTTTTATGGAGGAGAGACGACTACAAGAAACTTGGTTCCATCCTGCAGGAAATGTAATCAGAACAAAGGAACGAATAACTGGCTCACGTGGATGAGGCAGACTTTTGGTATTACCCAAAGGGAAAAACTTATTTTATCACATATTAAGTAATGGATAACGAATGGTTTGAGCTAAAAGATTGGGCAATGCAAACCCTCAGAGATTATAAAGCTGAGTTAGTTCAAGAAGGAAAAGCTAGAGGTAAACCTCCTAGTGCTTTGAAAAAAGTTGATAGATTTTTAAATGCACTAGGCGCTGATACTGCAAAAACTTATGCTGACATGCTTGATGATGCACGTCGCAAAGGTTTGACACCAGATCAACTGGCACGTAAAGGCAGAAATATGGAAGAAACCATTATGAACGCCTTTAGGGTTCTTCCTGATGACCCTGCACACCACATGTATTCTTTGAGAACTGCGGGTGACCTTATTCAAAACGTACCCTCAACCATTCGTGAAGAAGGGCTGAAAATGCTCAAAGATATGGGGTATGAGTTAGGTAATGTACGCCGTAATTTAATTAGTCTTGCTGAATACGTTCACCAAGGAAGAACTGGTAAAGGTGCTGAACTTGCTGCGTTAGGGGATGTTACTGTTGATAAAACAAAGACAAAAATTGCACACCCACGTGGTACCGGTGATCGGTTAATTAGTAAAACGGTTGATGCTAGTAAAATTAAATCTGCCCAAGATTTTGTAGACGCCTACTTACCTCTGCTACAGCAGCAATCGAAAGACGTTGCAGGTGCTTTAGAAACATCTGCACCTAGAGAGCGGCTGCTAAGTTTAGCTGTTCAGGAAGGTACTGGTATTAAAGACATTTTTAGTACTGCTAGAACAACGGAAGAAGTAGCAACTGGACGTAAATTTTTACAGACAGTGCCTGATGTTGTTCGAGAAAGTTACCTTATGTTTAAAAACGGTGCAGCTGCTTTTTTACCTATACCTTTAATGGGTAAGGTTGCTGAAACATTACCTGCTTTGGGAGCATTGTTTGATACAGGCGAAGCTGTTGCAGGTACTGTAGAGACAATTAAAGGTGAGACGGCAGTAGAAAAAACAACTGGTGCTATGAAAACTGCAGGCGGTGCATTGGGACTTGCTAGTTTGGCATTTCCTCCTCTTGCATTACCTTCTGTCATGATGTCTGGTGGTTCTGCTGCACTTAAATTTCAAACAGAAAATGCACGTGGTCCTGAGTCGATTGTACCTGAATTGTTCCCAGAGCCTAAAGCTGTTATGGCTAACACCCCAACTGGTGTAGCAACCCTTACTAAACCTGAGTCTGACTACGAACGACGTAGACGTGCTCGAACTGGACGCTAATTTATGAACACCCTAGACCTGCTTAAAGACGACTTCAAACTATTTTTGCAGGCTTTGTGGGCTCAACTAGATCTACCATCCCCTACCCGTGCTCAGTACGCTATTGCGGACTACCTACAGTACGGACCGAAACGTCTACAGATTCAGGCGTTTCGTGGGGTTGGTAAATCTTGGATTACTGGCGCTTTTGTCCTTTGGACTCTTTTCAAGGACAACGAAAAGAAGATCATGATTATCTCCGCTTCTAAGGAGCGGGCAGACAACATGTCTATCTTCCTTCAGAAGCTGATTATCGAGACTCCCTGGCTGAATCATATGCAACCCGCTGATGATTCGGCTCGGTGGTCTCGTATTTCTTTTGATATTAAGTGCCCACCCCACCAAGCCCCATCCGTAAAGTCTGTTGGTATTACTGGTCAGCTCACGGGTAGCCGTGCAGACCTGATGATCCTGGACGACATTGAGGTTCCCGGAAACAGCATGACTGAG